ATACTAAATCTGAACCTATTGAGTTTGGAGATCCAGATGGTAATCAAATTACTATCCACAAATATAATATGGATGCTAAAAGTTTAGAATTTGCTGCTAAAGAATGGATTAAGGAAAATAAATATACAGGTTATAGGGGTGAAGTTGAAACATTTGGAGAACCTGTAATGAATCATGGAGATAGGGCAAAAATAACAAGTGATAAACTACCAGAAAGAGATGGTATTTACTTAATTAAAAAAGTAAAACGTATTTATGGTGTTAATGAAGGTAATCATCAAATATTTACATTAGGAGCTAAAGTAGGATAATGAGTAAGGAATTAAGAGATAGTTTAAAAAAATTAACAACACCTAATAGTGATGCTTACTCAAAAGTATGTACTGTTGAAAGCGTGGATTTAGTTAATTTAACTTGTTACTGTATTCCTATTAATGATGATGCAGATATAACAGATGTTCGTTTAATGGCAAATATTGATAATGGTTTTTTGTTGATACCAGAAGTTAATAGTATCGTTGTAGTTAGCTTTTTAAGTGATAGTAGTGCTTATGTGTCATTAGTAAGTAAGGTTAGTGAAATTCAATTAAATGGCACTAATTACAATGGGTTGGTAAAAGTTCAGGAATTAACTGAAAAATTAAATAACTTAGAAAATTTAGTTAATAGTTTAGTTGTTAAATATAACGCACACACACATATAGCATCTTCATTTGGGAGTCCTACTACTGTTCCACCAGTATTAGAAACAACTGTACTAACACCCACAATACAAACAGACATAGAAAATTTAACAGTAAAACAAGGCAATGGCGGGTAAAAATGCAAGGTTTCCTTTCGGGGATTGGGATAATATAATATTCATAAGATTTGATTATGATTTTTATAATAATAATAAAAGTAATGTAGATTCTGATAATCTAATTATTACATTAACTGATAATGCAACCTACTTCATAACAGATACGGTTGATTTATTAGGGTACAGATTAGTAGGCGGACAAAACACTACTATCATAGGTGGTTCATCTGAAAATTGTAGAATAAAAAGCACTGGCTTAAGTGCAGCAACCGCTTTAATATCTAGTGTGTGGTCTTTACCTATGCGTAATATTACTATTGAACATGGCACAGCTTTAAACTTAGATGCTACTGCAAATGCTAACCAGGCTTTAGATTGGTTTGGTGTAAACTTTACTGATTGCGCAATTATTGGTACTATTAAGAACTACACAAACTTTATCTTACAAGATTCAGCGTTTTTAAATAGTGGTGGATTAACATTTGATGGTACGATTGGAACTATTGGTGCAACACAATGTTTATTTGATTGTAATACTTCGAATACTGCAATAATATTACCTGCAACATTAACAGTTACAAGACGTTTTAGAATTACATATAGTTCATTTATTGTATTAAGCGGTGAAACTGCTATTGATGTAAATGCTAGTGCTACAATACCAACTGAAAGTTATATTTTAGATACTGTTAATTTTAGTGGCGGTGGCACTTATTTAGCAGGTTTAAATCATACTTCAAACGATAGTTTATTTATTAACTGTACTAATATAACAAACACAGCTGTTAACGGTCAATTATATATGCAAGGGAACGCAACAGCTACTGTTGTAAGTGCTACTAATACATTTTATAAAGTATTAGGAACAACGACCGCAAGTGCTGACAATTCAAAGTTTAGCCATTCAAACAATAGATTAACGTGCGATGCTATAATTAGCAGAAAATATTTAATACAATGCTTTTTATCTTTTACAAGTGGAAACAGTAATGTTTGTGAGTTTGGTTTTTATGATAGCCAATTAGCAGCTGTTAGAACACCAAGCAAAACAAAATCAACAGCTAACGTTAGTGGACGTGCTGAAAATGTAGGTTTTGCATGTGTTGTAACTATGGATTCAGGGGACTATTTAGAAATCCACGCATCAAACACAAGTGCAGCAACAAACATAACAGTCGATAATATGAATTTTGTAGTAACTGAAATTAAATAAAATGGAAATTAAAGATATAATACTAGATGAAAATTTAGATTTGGTAATTGAAAATGGAGATTTTAAAATATCAAATTCAGATATGCAGCATATTGAATTAATATGTATTACTGATGTAGGGCATTGGAAACAATCTCCACTTTTAGGAGTTGGAATACAAAAATATATTGCATCAAGTGGACAACAAGATGCTTTAAAAAGAGCTATTAATATACAATTAGCTAGTGATGGTTATAAGGTAAATCAGATTTTATTAAAAGGAACAAATGAAGATTTTGAATATTCAATAGATGCAACAAGAAGTTAAGGTAATAAACGGACAAACAATATTTGATTTAGCGTTATTTTGTTATAATGATGCTGGATTAGTATATGATTTAATGGCTGAAAACCCTATTATTACAGATATTAATATGAGTTTAACAGGTTTAACTTTGGTTTATACACCTAAACAAGTTGTTAAATTTGAGGCTAAACAAAATGCTAAAAAGCTAAATAAATTAGTAACAATAAAAAGCGAACAAAGTCTATTTGACTTATCTTTGCAATATTACGGTGATGTGTCGTTTATTTATGATTTAATTCAAAAAAACTCATTTATTGAAAATATTTTAGTAAATGATGTAAATGGGAATATAATTGAATTAGAGAATATAAAAGACTATGTTACTGAATTTTATAATAAAAAAGATTTAACTGTTGGTACAAATACAATAGTTAAAAATTTCTTATTACAAGAAGATGGTTTTTATTTATTACAAGAAAACGGAAGTAAAATTTTATTATAATGCCAAATAAAAAAATATCTCAATTAAGTACAGGATCTACTTTAGATGGTTCAGAATTAGTTCCAATAGTTCAAAGTGGAGTTACTAAAAAAGTTACCACACAAGATATAGCTGATTTAGGTGGTAGTGGCTCAGGCGTTCAATCAGTAACTGGAAATCAAGTAGATAATACTGATCCTTTGAATCCAGTTGTAATTTTGCAAAATGTATTACTAAGTCCAGATGAGATTACTACTATTTATGCTTTTGATAATCAAGCTAGCATAATTTCGTCAGATGGGGTTGATAGTTCTTCTTTAACTGTTCAGCCCGATTCTATACAACTAATCTCTGCAAGTGTAACAATAAACAGCGTTAATGTTGCAACGGTTAATGATATACCTAGTATTGCTGGATTAGCTCCAATAGCATCACCAACTTTTACAGGAACGGCAACAACCCCTGCAATTATTGTAAGTTCTGAAACAGCATCAAGGGTAGCCATAATTGATGCAAGCAAAAATGTAAAAAGTGCTGATACTGCAACTTATCCAACTTTAACAGAATTAGCAACCGTTAAGGGTGTTACAAGTGCAATACAGACACAATTAAATACTAAAGTTGGAGTAGTTGCAAAAGATATAGCAACAAGTTCAGCTTTAACTGGAACAACTGCAATAACTTTAGTTAGGTCAATTTTGATTCCTGCTAATACATTTACAACGGGAGATGTTTGTCAGATTATACATAGAGGTATTAGAAGTACAGCATCTGGAACGGGCACAAATTACATTTATATAAATACAAGTGCTAGTTTGTCAGGTGCTACTTTAGTTGGGACACAAGCTGCTGCATCAAGGTTTTATTCAATGGAGCGTAACTTATTTATTAAATCCTCAACCGTTTCAGAAACTTATGATGTATCTGGTTCCGCAAGTGGCGATAATCCAGCCGTTTTAGCAAATGATAAAGCGGATTTAAACATTAATTGGGCAGTAGACCAATATGTTATTCATGCGTTTTCATTAGCAGCCGTTGGGAATAGCTTTGTATCAAGTGGTATTATTGTAACTAAATTTTAAAAATGAAAATAGATTTTAAACAAATAGTGTGGGTTCAAATAATTAATGAAAATCAAAGCCATATTAATATCAATGGCATTGGTATTAAGTTAATTGATTTTGATAAAATGGATATAAATGGAGTTACTTATAAAAATAGTAATGAGTTTGTAACGGTAAATAAATTAACTGTTATGGAGGATTATGGCATTTAGGTTTAATGAAATAACTTTTGATTTAAAGGATATACTTCTAATCATTGGATTAGTAGCAGGATATTTCAATTTTAAATCAGAGCAAAAAGAACAATTTACTCAGTTGAAAAGTGAGATACAGCAAATAATAGCGGATAACAAAATCCAAGAAATTAAGTTTAACGCTAAATTTGATTTGCTAAGTAAACCAACAAGCGAAAAAAAAACTGCAGTAGATACCATTAATTTTATAGCTATTTGCAATGATACAAGGATTGAGATAGTTAAAAAGAGATTAGTAAAAATTAGATTAGTGTAATGACTGAGCGCAGAATAAACTATTTATTTAAAGATATGGAACTAATATTAAAACGTGAAACATTCACAAACGAAAGTACAATAGGCAGTTTAACAATAGATGGTAAATTTGAATGTTTTATACTTGAAGATAAAGATAGGGGTTTAACGGATTCTATGCCATTAGCTGAAATAGTAGCTACTAAAGTTTACGGTAAAACTGCCATACCTTATGGACGTTATGAGATTGACTGGACTATGAGTGCAAGGTTTAAGGTAATGATGCCTATATTATTAAATGTAAAGGGATATAGTGGCATTAGAATACATAAAGGGAATACCGAGATAGATAGTTTAGGTTGTTTATTATGTGGCACTAAAAAGGCTAGTAATCGTATTACAGAAAGTACAGCAGCTACTAATAAATTATACGCTAAAATAGCAGAAGCTAAAAAGCAAGGTAAAAAAATATACATAACAATAACTAAGTAATGAAACAAATAGTACAAAAATTAATAGATTCTTTTGATACAACAACTAAAGGATTTAGTAGTAGGAAATTAACAGCATTTATAATTGTATCGTGTGTAATTGCAGCGCATATTAAATGGTTATCAATAGGGGACTTAACACAATTAGGTGAAGTATTTATAATTGATTATACTTTTATAGCTGCCTTATTTGGAATGACTACATATCAAAATTTAAAGAGTAAAGAAGATACACCACAATAAAAAAGAAACCCCCGATTTACTCAGGGGTTTTTTGTTTACTTAATCAATAATAAAGTTCCTAATACTCCTACACTTATTCCAACAACCCCACCTTGTAACAATCCCTTTCTATACTTACTCTTACCGTTCTTAATCTCATCTTTAATAGTTTGCTTTAACGTAACTTCATTAATACTATCAGTACTCATTCTATAACGTTGTATGTCAATAATATCATTTAGATTGTTATTAACAGTAATAAGGTTACCAATTTGGGAACTTTGATTGGATATAATAAACTCGTTAACGCTATCTTTTTTAGCACATTCATTGTTAAGAGTAGTAAGTGAACGTATGCACATTGTATCTACTACTAGCAAACTATCATAAACCGTTTTATAGCGTATAATAACTCTAGGTTTAACGTGTGAAGCACTATCTAGCCTACTTTCAACTATCTTGTATCTATCCATTATGTAGCTGTTAATTTGCTCCTTTTCAGCTATCAAAGTGTATAGACTATCTTTATTGTCGATTAGTGTTAATTGTGGGTTTTTACCTCTGCAATTCTGTAAATATACAGATGCTAGGATTATTAATAATGCCATTACTAAGTAAGGCAGGATTTGTTTGAATGTTAGTTGTTTCATGTTAGTTATTTGTTAAAACGTTTGATTTGCTAAAGTCCATATCTTTATGATAATAAGTAAATATACCACCATAAATAATTTCTTTAAATTTAGTTCTATGCCTTAATTGAAATCCGTTATGTTTTTCTTTTGGTTTAATATAAGTAACTAAAACACCCTGTTTTGATATTACTTGAATTACTATTTCCATCTCGCTAATTTAGTTTATTAGTTAATAATTCAATCTCCTTTTCCTTTTCGGCTAATACATGATCCGCAGCTTTCAACTCAAATTCTTTTTGAGATAGTTGTTCTTTCAACTCTTTTGTTTGTTGGTCTGAGTATTCTTGCATAGCATTATAAATACACTTTTTCATTCCATTAGGGAATTTAGTAGGATTATAATGTACTAATTTATTGTGGAATATTTCCTCTTTAGTTTTCATATTTTCCATTTCAATCATTATCACTATTCAAATAATTCATCAAACTTTTACGCTGTTCTTTTAGCTTATCCAGTAGCGTATTATCTTGGATTAGTTCATCATTCTTAACGACTATTGATTTTTCTAAACGAGCTATTTTATAGTCGAGTTCTTGTAGTGTTTCTTGTGGTGTCTTTTCCATAATTATTTAATTTGAATATTTTGGTTAATAACTAATTCGCATCCTAAGATTTGCTCACCTTTCTTTAAAGCATCTTTAATCTTAACTTTATCCGCTTGTTCGGTAACTTTTACTACCTTATACTCAGCCGGTAAATCGTTTACGTCCATTACAATAACAGATTCAGATTTTCTAAAGTTAATCTTTATTAACGGTGTTTTAATCTCAGGCACTTCAAATGTATTCATGGCATACGTTAAAGTAGCTTTTAAACGTTCTATTGCGTTTTCCCTTACTTTCTTACATTGTTGTAATCTCTTTATCTCTAAATCAATTATATCACATTCAGCATCCATTTGCTTAATTACATAAGCATAGGATTCTGATTTGCTTTGTAACTGGTCTTTATTGATAGTTAAAGCTAATTCTGTTTCTTCATCGAGAACTCCATCATTCTCTATTATTTTAGAAATTAATTCTAAATACTCTTGTTGGATGTTATAAATTGATACTTTCATTTTTGTATGTTTTTAGTTGTTTTTATTTAAAATTAATTGATAAGCTCGTGCCATTGTTTCATTAAATTCTTCTTCTGTAATTTCGTAACTACCTTTACGGAATGTATTAGGTTTACAAATATCATCATATTTAACCTCAGCAGATTCTAATGGAACTTCTGGATAGTAACTAATTGATATTTCCTTAGTTTCATTTAATACTTTATAGTAAAAATGTTTGTATCTTCTAAAGTGAGGGAATGTAACCTCAAATGTTTCTGTTATTTCAAATGTGTGTTTTTCCATTATTTCAAAGTTGTTTTAAGTTTATCCTTTAATTCAATTACTTCTTGAAACGCTTGTTCAATCTTATTTAAAGTACTCCATTTAGCTTTTAAATCTTCTAAAGTAGTAGCAGTAATAATTTTAGCTTTTGCCGTTTCAACTTGTTCTGTTAGTGGTATTTTAACCTCAGTAATAGTCATGGTTGGTTTAACAGTACTTTGAGCATCATCATCATCAATCTCTAAAGCTAATAAACTAGCTAATGTGTAACGTCTAAAATAAGTAATAGCACTACCTAATTGTTGAGGGTTTAAATTACTTGGTAAACTGATAATAGTTTCAATCTTTTCTCCAGTTTCACAATCAATTATAGTAGTACCTACACCGTCTAAACTAATTGGTTGAACTAATACTAATCCACATTCTGTTAACAATGGTTTAACCTCACTTAGTATTTGCGTTAAACTAGCGTATGTATTTTTAAAATGTGGGTTTTTACTATCTTTTTTTACTATTCCTACTCTCTTTTGAAAGTCTAATAATTTACTGTTTAATGTCTTTTCCATGTTAGTTATAGTTAATTGATTTTGAATGAATTTCTGATAAGTGTTCTAATACATCTGATATAAAAGCCTCTAAAGTATCATCTTCAGATAGCGTTATTCTACTCTCGTGGTAATTATGGTCTTTATTCCATTTGCTAGATATTTCAATCTTAGCATTAAACCAAAGTTCAATATAATTACCACATTGTTTAAAGTAGTAATTAAGTTCTTTGTCTTTTTCAATTCTACCGTTTTCAATTTGGTAGGTTTCAATTAGAGTATCTACTACTCCAGAGATGTAAGTTTGTTGAATGTTCATAATAAAAAAAGGCTGCTTCACGAGGGAGTGAGAGCAGCCGTTTTAATAGTTTTGCCGTATATGTTTAACCCCCTCAAGTCAAACTGGCACGATACAAATGTATTAATTGTTTTAATACCTAAATGTTAAATTATGTTAAAATTCAGTATTAGTTTTCTTTTCAGCTATTACTATTTTACCATCAGTCCATCTAACAGCACCATTTCCATAAAAAGTTTTAGGAGTTTTAGCATCCCTTTGCTCTTTAGTTTGTGGTTCTGTTACTTGGATGTTGTTACCATATTGGTCGGTGGTATCATTTACACTAATATTAAGATTGTAATACTGTGATCCATTTTTACCGTTAATGATTTTTGACTTGTCTAATTTGTTTAAGTCGATTGAGATTGTTGCTATTGTAGCCATTGTTTATTTATTTTATTGGTTTATATTTTGTTTATCTAAATCTTTACGCATCTCAAAAAGCGCGTCATCCATTACTCCTACTAAGTCATCTAAAAACTTCTTTTCATCTGGTAAAAGTCCTTTCTCTATACCATTTACAAAGTTGTTAGTTGCACTCATAGCTACATTAAAATTCATTTTAGTTTGCTGTTTTAACTCACCAATTAAATAAGTGCCTTGACTATTAAAGTGCTTTGCTAAAGCTACTAAAATAAGTGATTCGATTTGTAATTTTTTAGCATTCATTATTACTATACTTTATTTTTCTTGCTTCTTTAAACTTTGCTTTGTGTTCATTTGTAAAACGTGGTCTTAATACGTTATAATTATATCCAACTAATAAACACGCTACGTTAATATTATGTCCTGATTGTATCAATTTAACCATATCATTAGTTATTTGTTCCATACAATTAGGTCTAATAAAATGATGCTTATAAGCTCGTGGTTTAGGCATTACAAACTTATCAATAGGTTTATAATTTAACACAGTTTCATCATTTGTTTTAGGGTTATTATACTCAACAGTAGAGTGTATAAATGTAGTAAATAATTTGCTACTACTGCCACAATTAGCAGAATAAATTAGATCATTCTCTATTGCTTGTATCTCGTTTAGTTTTTGGTTGTTCCAGTTCATATTAAAATGGGCATTTAGATTTGTTTTTAGATTCTTTAATTTGTTTCCAATCTCGTTGTAATTTTTCTTTTATAGCTTGTCTAATGAATTGACTAAGATTTACATCGTATTTCTTTAACTGTTCAAAAGCATAGGCTTGTTGCTCTGTTATTCTAACTTTATGAATCTTAGTCTTTTGCATTGTTTTGTGTGCCTTTTTATTAGTCTTAGCGAGTAGTTATAAGCAATAAAATAAAATTGCCTACACACTTGGTTTATTAGGTAACTCCATCCAATGTGTAACAAATGGCTCGTCTGCATTTCTACTAATATCACATTGAAACATATTCCAATCACCTCTAAACAATGATATTTTAATTTCGCCATTTTTATATACCAAATAATTCTCTGAATATATTTTAGGTGTTTCTTTTTTTAATTCAATCCATTCCATTGCTCAAATTTTATTTTACAGCTTATAACAGCACCTTTAAAAAATGTCTGCCATAAGCATTGTTTGTCAAATGAAGTAATTTTTAGGCAGCCACTTCTTAAAGCTGCAAAACGTTAGGTACAATATTTTTAAACCCTCCCCGCCTGTGTGTATGGCTTGTGGTTAATATTAATTATTTCATCAAACAAAGTTTCTATAAAATTATCTTCTACTTTAAAAATTCTTGGTTCAACTTCGTCGATTTGCTCCTCAATCCATTGTGTTAATTCTTGATGCTGTAAACAAATATTTTCAAGTAAATCATTTTTAAAATGCAAATCTTTGTTTTCCTTTCTTAACGGTATTAATTCGGCTTCATTGTGCATTAAATGTTCTTGCATCCTGTCATTTTCGGCTTTTAATTCATCCAACTCTTTTACAAGCATATCGTTGTAATTTTCTTGTAATTCAAGTTTATTTAAAAACTCCTTTAAATCTTTTACAGTCATATTGTTTCTAATTTGTTTATTTAAGTTTTTGAAATCGCTTGTAATTTTGTCAAGCTGTTCATCTGTTAGTTTACTAAAGTCTATATTTATCATGATAATTAATTTTCTATTTTCTCCCCTTCTGTTTAAAAATACTGATACCTAACAGCACCTAAATCGCAAATTTTGTGAAGAACAAAATCAGCGTTTAGCTGCAAAACGTTAGCGGTTATTTTCCACCAACGTCTTAACATTCATGTAAGCGACTTTCATAGCTAATGAACTTGTTTCAGAAACAGTCATACCTCTTTCAAAGAAAACGCCTGCTTGTGCTT